ACCAAGCTGTATAAGCTGATAGAGGCTGTCATGTGCCAAACTGCCAGGGATTGAGCTTTTCGTGTTTATAGCAGGCCAGTTTGCCCCGTTCCATGCGTATTGGGGTTGGATACATAAAAGACCGTTCGCTGTTAATTTTACATAGTCTGTTTTACAGGGATATCCGACAAACTCAGGCACATTAAAAATAACCGGCGCTTCAACTCTGTACCTGTATTTCGGTTTGTATCTCGAATACTGAACCATCTGACAAAACCTTTTTTATTTTTTAGTCTTTCCAAAAGTATACAACTTATGCGCTACTTTCAATATTGCTCCAGGGTACTTGGCATACTTATCCGGTAAAGCCCCGACAATAATATCTGCCGCACCAATTCCAAGCCCGATCGTTACCCAATTCGCTACTAACCATTCCATAAGATTCTCTTTTTATATTAACAACTAAAGTAAGCAATCAAAAGCATGATTCCCAAAATAAACAAAAACCATTTGAGGTCTGTCGTGTTCATTATCTGATCACTCGCATATGGGTTACGTTCCCCCCCTCATCGGTCGTATATTCAACCGTAAACTTTTGTGGGTTTAAGGGAGGTGGGTCTTGGATTACTGTATCAAACTCTTTTGATACCATGTTAGAAAACCCACTCTCCCCTGTATTGTTATAGGCGGTAATAGCATAGTATAAGGTAGTAATTGCGTTATCAGGCACAATGACCGGACAAGTGGCCTGCATGGGTGTTGATAATTCGCTATGCAAGATGTTGTCCTTTATCATCCGCATTAAAGACGTGTTATCTTGCCCTGATTGGTAAATACGATAGCCAATCGGTATAGACGATTCCGGCAATATTTCCCAACTAAAAGTAATGGAATCTTCGGCACTAAAAACCAATGTAGCCAATGGAATCCAAAAAAATAAACAAGTCGCAAGCACTGCGTATATTAAAATCCTGAACCTCATATAAAACTCCTATGGTTTTTTCATTAAGCACACCAAATCACAACAGCACCCTCGCTGATAGTGGCGGTTATGGCTTCCATCTTAATAGGTCTTGCCCAAGGCCCAAACTTGGCAATAACAGCCCCCATACCTAAATCGTCCACAGTCGGTTGCACCTTCATGGCTATTGTTACACCGTTGATTGCCAACGTAAGAGTCGAATCGTGGGTGACATCTCCATTGTCGTCAATCCAATCGATCTCCATAACATGCTTCATTCCGGTTACGGTTGTCGTTGCATCTAAATAAATCGGGTTACTTGCTTGGTTAACTGCCATTGTTACTCTCCTTTATCCGTTGCTCTTTAATAGCACGGAACCTCTCTGTCACCCTAATTTTAGACAAATGGGTGTCTAATGCCCCAGACAAAACCTTGTGCTTAGCTTCATTGTTTATCGCCTTTTGCCATATAGGGCTTTTAAATTTAAAACCCAAAAACTTCTTTGCTCTATACCCATACGAAATGCAAAGCTTCTTATATATCTCATCATCAAAAACGTTCTTCTTCCCCTTATATGTAAACTGTTTAGAAGGTAACCCAGGGTAAATCTTTAGTTTCTTTAGCCCTATTTCAACAGGATCATCAGTCTCTTTTTGCCATTTATAAGGTAACCAGTGTTGGAAAATGCTTCCTGGGATAACTATTTCTTCCCCCCATACGTTTAATTTAGCTGGAATTTTACCAGAAAGACCAGGGATAACTTGAGCAGCAGCCGACAGCCACCCCTGTTGTTTCCTTACTTTTGCACTCCCCTCTATCGTTCTTTCATAAGCTCGGTTCATAGAGCGCCAGAAGCTTGAGTACGGTACAAAACTAGCCCCGAATCTAAACGGAGCTGTCTTGAATTTTTCATGACGATTAAATATTGTCTGCAAACCTGCTAAATAACTTGAGTCTAAAACGTTGTCAATAAGCCCTCTTGTCATTTCACCAAAGATTTCTGTTTTAGTCGCATCATCTTTAGCATTTAATATTTTGTCATAGGCGATAGCCACAGAAGCTATAGATGTATTGTACGGTTCAGCCCTTCTGTATTGGTAATAGGAATCCCCTAATTTTATTGCCCACGGCAGTTTACCTTGCCTATAAAAAGCTTCTCGTCTAGTAGGATCGCTTGGGACTGGCCCTGTTATGTCCCCTTTATCAAGTTTATAGAGAGCGTAAAGGCTAAGCAAAGAACCCTCAATTTGTTTTGCTGTTGTTTCTGGTGTGCCAATGCCCCGGCCCATCCCTCTTGAAACTGCCTCTTTTGCAATGCCAACCCCTGGAGTTAACTCTAACCCACGTTTTGTTAAGTTTCCAATTGTGTTTACAAAAGGGACTACAAACTGAGAAGCAGGGCCAAGAACAGGAACTTTGCGAACTTTTAAAAACCATTTTGTAAATGGATCAGGGTCATCCATAAAAGTTCCGTGTTTTGCAGACTTTCCTGCTTTCTCGTGTGCCCATCGTGGCAAGTTTTTCTTAAAGTTCGTTTCAAAGATTTCCCTAGCAAGCCCAGTTACCCCTTTTTTATTGGACAACCCTCTTGCGATACTGTTTATTTCAGCATCATACCCAATTGCGTTAGCCCACACATCTATTGCACGAAGACCCCTTGTAAAAAAACTCACAGCAGGAGCTACTTTCCGAGCAAACGCAAACGGACTCCTTTCCCATGCGCTTACAGCAGAATAACCAATTTCTTGCGCCCACTTGGTTTCAAAATCGGTCACCTTACCAGTCTTCATCATTTGCCAAGACAATCCACGACCTCTCTTTAAACCGGATTTATACCCGGCCATCATAGGAACCAGCTCATTAAAATAACGAGTACGAGCTTTCCCTGTGAAGGCTGAATAAATCTTGTCCCAAAAAGCAACATGCGATCTGTGGGGAACCTGGTATGCTAGCCATGCAGTGTTAGAGGCGATATTTACAACATGGGTGGGTGGCCCAGAAAGAATAGCGTTATACCAATATTCAAGTACGTAATCTTTTAGTTTTGGGTTTTCCAATGTATCTAAAAAATGTGCAACTTTGGATGGATTCCCCTTGTCCAAACTGGCAAACGCTTTTATTTGCCGCTCGTTCATCCCTTTTTCTAATCGTGACAAAGCTTTTACCATACGATTAGCAGACAAATTTTTCTTGTGATAATTAAGCGCCCTTCCAATTTCGCCAGAGCCTTCGGATGTAACTCGAAATATTGAGTCTCTGAACCCAGCGAACTTGGTATTGAATGCCTCTTCCGATATCTTTCCTAACCGCAAGTCATTAGCCATTTCACCAAGAGCATCCATAGCATTAACATTAACCTGTCGTGTAACATGAACTTCTGCGGCATTTAATCCTTCCCCAGCACTTGCCTTTTTTAATACCTTGTTGGTCTTATTGATATCTGCAAGAATTTCATTGCCTAGTTTCTCAGTATTGTCCCATGACTGGAATTTCTTTTCACCAGCCATTTCTACTTGAAGTTTTTTGGCAGTGTCAGAAAGATTCTGTCGTTCAAGATTTACTGACTGTGCATATTTTGGCAATGGTTCGTCTGGAGTTGCCATGACATCAGTGATTTTAACATCAGGTTTTTCTGTTATCAATGTGTCTCGTTTGACAGGAATTGGTTTTTCTGCTTTTGGTGCTTTTGTTCTTAATGCTTTTGTTTTTGTGGCAGCGCCTTCCCACCAACCCTCTATAATCTTCTTTGGCGGGTGCTTTCCTTTTTTTTGTTGATAGTGTTGTATTTTTTGGGCAACAGTCATCGGTTTCCCTTTGCCAAGGGGAGTAGTAAAAGCTTTATATGTTTTTGGTAGCCACTTCTGCAAATAGGCCCCTGATATCTTACCTAAGCCCGACAGGATTCTCCCAGCTCCTAACATTCCAACGGCTTCCATATCATCGAATAAAAGTTGTCGTGTTTGTTGTTGCTCAGTAAGCTTAAGGAATTTTTCCCTCTCTTCTGGGTGCAAGTATTTTAAATATGATATTTTGCTAAACTCTTTTGCGACACCTACAAGGCCATGAATGTTTGGGTGTTTAGTCAGGAAAGATAACTCTTGATTTGGTCGAGTTGGCAAATGTTTTTGCTTTTCACTTCCAGTATTAAGTGGAAGAGGTTGAACTCTTCCACCTGTATTGAGTGACAAAGGCTGGACCTCCCCACCTGTATTAAGTGGTAAGGGCTGGACTTTTGAAGGTTGCTTATTCTCTAACGGTAGTGGTTTAACTGTAGAACGTGGCATTACTCTATCCAAAGCTTAATAAGTTTATCGTTTAAATACCATCCCACTTTTCCATCTTTAATCCCAAACACAACTTCTTGGCCGGGGTAAGCCCCTTTTATGCTTCTATCGGTTTCTTCCTTTATGGCTTGCGCCCTATCATTTTTATCCAACATGTCCCAATCCAACCCTATCTTTGCCTGAATCCTTTTCACAACCTCGCCTTGAAATTTAGGTGAATTAATGCTTGCTTGGATTTTAGCCAAATCCTTTGCCTTTTGTTGCTGAACAATGTTTCCTAAATTAATAGTTGTACCTTTTTTTCCAAAATCTTTCATCCAGCCTGCAAAGTTTCTCTCATTACCTTCTTCTTTTGCCTTCATATAGTTCTTTATATCTGCTGTTCTTGTGTCTTTTGTAATGCTTGGGTCGACCGTAACCTTGCTCGTTGTCTTGTCAAATATTACCAATCCTTGTTTAGTCAGTGTGGAGGAATATTTCTCCTTTGGTGTGGCTTTTTTGAAAAACTTCCACGCTCCTTTGCCTCCCTCCTCCTGTTCCCAAGCTGCTGTATAGCCCTCCGGGGCTTCCGGCTTGGTCTCCTTCCTAATTGCTTCATTGTGTGTTGCAATATCAGCTTGGCGTTTTGACTCAGCTATCTCCATATTCTGCCCAACCTTAGCCATAAACAAGTTACCTAATATCTGCGGAATCATAGTTTCCCAAGAGTTTTGTCTTTGCCGCCTTGGATCGACATACATCATGCCTGGCATAGCTATTTACCTCCTAACAAAGAGGCTCCAATCCCGGCAGCCCCACCTAACACAGCCCCAAGAGGGCCACCCAAAGCGGTTCCGCTTGCCAGATACCCGCCAAGCCCTGCTCCTACCGCTCCTCCACCCAGGGCTGAGGCCGTACCTGACCCTTGGGTTGGTGTTGTTACCCCCTGTGAATAAGTGCCACCCATAAGGCCCGGGAGAGACTTGTACGGGTACTGGATTGCTTCTTGTTCCAATCCCCATTGTGTCATCTGATTAGCATAATCCTGTTGTGTTTTATCATACTCTGCTGCCCATCCAGTTTTCATCGCTGGCTGTGTCATTTGCCATGCCTGTAACCCAACGTTCTGTCCTGCCTTAGAGTAAAATTCGCCTAACGCTCTTTCTCCCGTTCCAGAATAACCGCCTCTTGCAGAACCGAGCTGGCCGCTACCCCCCATCTTTTCCATCATTTGACCTGCCGCTTCGTTCCACGGTGCCCACAGACCTTCTTTAACCTCTGGTGAAATTCCACCCCACCATTGCTTACTCGGCATCATACTTTCTGTGCTTGGTATCTGGTAATCAGCCGCAGGCGGCGCACCTACATCCCAAACTTGCTGCCCCCCTGGCTGTGCCGGGGTGGCCGGAGCACCCCACCACCCTGGTTGCGCTGGGGTTCCCAGAGCAGATCGAGACATGCGCCTTATAAGTGGGATTACTTCACGATAAACGGCTGCCTGCTCTGGCGATTGGGTATATTCTGTTTTTGTGCCACCACCCTTACATTCGTCTACAGGGCCATCATATTCGTAAGAATCTTCTTCGATTATTTCCCCGTCAGAGTTCCATACTACCTTAGTATATACTTTCATCCAGTATCTCCTTTCGGCCGCTTCCTACCAATGAAGTTGATAACACCACTTTTTTCAATATCATAACCCTTTTCCCCAACCAGCTTTCTGAATAACCTATAGATTGTTTCATTAATCGTGTCCCCCTCATAAAGTGGAGCATGATTTTTTTCACCGAACCTTGCAAACTCGTCCAGTAATAAAGATATAGCCTTTTGATCTTTTGTCCAGGAATGTATAAAATCACAATACACTGTTCCAACATGTGGAAGCCCACGGACAAGCCAATGAGCAAAGGCAACAGGTTTGTTCTTATCCATAGCGACCCAGAACTCAGAAAGGTTGCCGCCGAATTGAATAGCGTTTACAATGTAAGAATAAAAGCTCTCATACCCAATACCCTGCACAGAGATTTTCTTAACAAAGGCATCGAGCTTTGGCCCTATCTGCCCTAACCATAACGGGTTCGTAATCTTGATTACCTTCATGTTCCATACCCCTTTCTTTTTTTTAAAAAACACTCCCGAAAAATAAAATATTAGCTCCGGGAGCATCTAACCCGGTCTTTATTTTTATCCAGTCTATATGGGTAACCCTATCGTTAGTTGTCACACCATATTGATAGAGAAGAATTTTGTCTGCGGAGGGGTACGCTGTGCAACTGCAATCAACATCTTTCACCTTCAAAACATCGTCAAGATAAACGTCACAGGTCGCTGAGGCAGGTGTTGTAGTATCAAAAAGGAATCTCCATTTTTGCCATATTCCGGTAGAAACAAGGTTCGTGCCTACCTCGTTATACGAGTCCCCATCATGAATAAATAATCCATCAGTCGCAAAAGCAGCACGCAGTTCAATATCAGGATCGCCAGTCTCACGGCCAACGATAAATAAAAAGTAATCCGAGTTTGCTATTGTTCCTAAAGCATCATGGTATAGTTTTATCTCAGCAGTCATTTTTGTTGCCACGCTTATTGTCTTTTGGCGTGAGGCATAATTGTTAGTATCGGCCGTGTTTGCGTCCATTCTAAACTGACCTGCTGGTGATACTTCAGAAACCCCGTTTAGATTGTCATTATCTATCCAATCAGAAATATCAGCGCAGTCTTCATCCTCTAAGTCCCAAGCCATTAACATACTCCTCTATATGTTGACACCAACAATCAGACTTTGAATAATCCTTTTCTTTCAGCCATTTAATAAATTTCTTATCACATTTATCACAAAAGCTTTTTTCTGTTGTGCTGAACCCCTCCTCTATGCCATCACCCATTTCAATCGTCATTTTTTCACGAGAAACACCCCCTCCGCATTTACTGCAAATGCCATTAAAAACAATCTTTTTTTTAGCTTTTTTAACCAAAGTCAGCACCTCCTGCCCCGTAATACGAAGTCCCATCATAATAGAACGTAGCAATATTGATTGCATCAGCACCCGTGCCCCAGCTGGGTTCTATTGAATCAACCCATTTCACTGTCCCCGGCCAGGTGACTGTCCTCCCCCCAGTCGCATCTTGAACCATTAATAAAAGAAGATTACACGAGTTACTCGGAGCTGTGAACGTGAACGTTTCATTTTGTGCGCCGAAGGTGAACTTAAACTTATTCCCCAGTTTCCAGTCGATGGTCGTTGTCCCATCCCCTGTTGTTAACTGCTGAGTAAACCCTACTGAATGTGCTCCACAATCCAGCTCACCCCCAAGCTCAGGGGTTGTGTCACCTTTGATATTGTCCAATTTTCCTTTAGCAATTTGGCTTTGCATCTGGAAATTAGTGCCATCATAAACAACCGTAACGATTTGGCCTACTTCAATATCTCCGGTTGCAGGATCTGTATCATGAAGTTTCTTGATTGATTTAGCACCTACGGTATTCACATTAAGGGTGCATGCCCCTGTATTGGCAGTGTTCGCCTTGAAATGGATTACCATGCCTGTCGTATAGGAAGTAATTACAGGGGCTAACGTAATAACATAAGCATCAGAAGCCTCCGCATCAGCAGCATAACAATACGAGTTATTAATTATATATTCCCAATTATCATTTATTGAAACCAAGTCTGCTGATATTTGATTAGCCGCTAACGGTACGTTTTTATTAAAAGCCATAAGTTATACTCCTTTTTATGTCATATCCCCTACTTCAACCCAAGCACTTGCGTTTCGTATCATAAGGATGTCCGTATCACTATCATAATAAATATTCCCTTCTGTTGTATCATCACACGAAGCTCTCGGAACAAATCTTAAACTGTGAAACGATGGATATTTTAGAAATTCGTATAACTCGACACACCATTCCTTAAGTTCTCTTATGTCTTCTGTTTCCGGTGGCGGTCGTAAATCCATCAGGCATCACCCTGTAAATCATACTTAAATATTATTTTGCTGACCTCATATTTTTCATCTTTTAGATCAGTTCCAAATTTAATCTGGTGATATCTCGCGCTATTGTTTGTATGTATCACAGGTCTGTCGGGGCTGCTGTGAGAAAGAGAAGGAAGGCTGGCCCATGAAGCGGCAAGCACTTCACCAACTGTATCTCCACCACGGTGAGACACATCTATTGAATAATCCCCGGAAAGCCCCAAATCAAACCAGATTTCTTTCAAGAGTTTTTTTACTTTACCGTCACCGAAATCTAAGATGGGTTCTATCCTGTAGCTGTCCAGGTTAGACCCCGCCAATGCTTCAGCCGTATGATAGTACAAGTGCCCGTCTGTATTGGCATACGCGAGCCGATCCCTCATTGATGTGTAATATGCCCACGTCTGTGTCCCCGCGTCCGTCCACACTGCATCAGCCCCGCCCAACTCCGTAACAAGATCATTCCATGTAAAACCAGTATACATACGCCAGTTATCCACATAACGCATCGTCTTGTCTTCAAACCGCCACTGTCCTGTGTCTATATTATAAAACCATAATTGATTAAAGATTGAGCCTCCTCCTATTGGAACAGTCCATACAGCCTCACGGGTTAACGGAACAAATGCCCCCACAATAAGATTGTAATAATCGCTATTGATAGTGTTTATATCGGCTTCAATATTATCACTTATGGGCCTTCCACCGTATGGGAACTGGGTGCCTCCCCTGTATTCGCAGAATCCGTAATTTCGGTTAAATAACAAATGCCTGTCGCCAAGATTCACAACATTATGGTGGTTGACAGACCCTTGCTGTGGCACAACAGTATATAATTTAAACGGAGTTGTGTAACTGGGGAAATAAACCAACTCCTGTATTGACCCTTCACAATACAAATAGCACTTGTTATATCCCATTGTCGCACCACCAACAAGGCTGTCATCGTTCGGTATGTAGAGCTGGTTTGTAGCCGGAAAGTTTAAACTTGTAATCGCGGTTGTAGGCCAATCAGTTGACCATCTGACTATAATATCACCATTGGTTTCTGTGGTATAAAGTCCGATCACCCTCCTTTGGAATGAAAGGTGGTATCTATATTTATATTCTGTTCCTGAAGCGCATAATTTAGACAGGTTTGCATCACCATTTTTCCATTTATAAGGTGTGTGTTCCCCCCTGTCTGTGAATACCGCGTAAGAACCAATCTGGATAATGCTGTATAAATCCACATCATCAGTGGCAAAAGCAGTTGAACCGGAATCCTCTATTTCTACAGGATCAAGAGCGGAATCGTAATAATATATATTCCCGTTGTCTACAAACAAGTGGTCTCTATTTGAACCATCGAACAATTCAAACAAACCTTGACATTTAGTAGCGGCCGCAGTTGCAGAATTAGACCATTGTGTATAACCGTAGGATTTTGAACAGGCACCACGTTTACGAGACGTATCAAAGTTGATGCCGCCTGTGTCATGCGTTAAAGCGACCCTGTCTCCAATAAATTTAAACAGAGAGGCATGATTCGCAGGCACGTCTGTTTTGCGTCCTAAAATCGGTATGATCGTAAATTCTTGCATCATTTCACATTATGCCAGTTACGGGCCATGTAGTTCATAGCGGCCCATTTCTTTTTACCATCCCCACGCTTGCTCTGGGCCTTTCCATACTCCCACTCGGACTTATATGCTCCGGCTGCATTCCATTCCTGAAGCCGCATAAAAGCTTTTGAGGTTGCATAGTCGCACACCCTAAACCGCATCAATTCAGGCAAGTAGGAGATGTCAGTAGCGGTTGAATCGTCACCTGTGCGTTGATACTCCAACTCTAACCGATATACAGCATCAGCAGGCGTTTGGATCCACAGTTCCCTATCTTTAATTGTATAATACACAGGGGTTGAATTAGAGCTTCCAGCAACATCAGGATAAGCAGTGTCAAAGGTAGTAGCGTCCATAAAATCAAGGCGCTTGTTTTGGGTCAGGTCTCTCAATACCGTACCGCCACCACCAAAGTCCACAGGCAAAGCATAGCGGTATGTCCCTGCTACTGTATCCGCATACTTAAACGCCCTCCGCCATGAAAACCCATAACTGTCTTGCAGCTCCTGCTTGCCCCTGATAAGCCAGTTCTGGACTTCTGTGGTAGAAGGTGTTGTTGTTGCCGACAGTGTTCCTCTGTTGATGTTATTCTCAACCTGTGTCTGGCAATCAGCAATAGTGCCTAAAGTCCCAGCCGTAAACGCTACTGCATCTTGAGCTGTCCATGTCGTTGTAAGTGCCATTAACCTTCATCCAGTACAAAACGTTCATATAGTTTTGCCAGTTGTTTGTCTATTTTTCCTTCTTTATCTAAATGCTCCAAGGATAATTTAATAACCCTCAACATATCACTGGAGATTATATATTCTTTAGGTGGGATACCGTCTTCAATGAATTTAACGGTCTTCCCTGTGCCATCAGTATGTAACGCAACCGCCTTTTCTTCCTCCAGCGTGAACGATAATTCGTCCTGGAACTCCTCAATAAGCTTCATTGTCTTGTATCTGGCTGATTTCGGCATGTGATGTACCAAGAGCATTCTTTCCAATGAAGACAGTTTCGTTGTTTTTGAACTGTTAAAATCAAGCACCTTTGCCGTGCGTTCCGGCTGGATTTTTATCTTTTCCTGAGACATCACCTGTTCATTGCGATAGGCATACATCTTCCCATCCATCGTCTTAAGAAGTTCACAGTTAGGGCCATAAAGATGGACTTCAATACCTCTTCCAAGGGCAATACCCAGCCAGAAAGTCGTCGAGGGTTTCTCATAGATATACTTTGATCCCTGGCTCATATTCAACCCATAGGTGTTGATAACATCATACCCTTGATAAATCGCCAGGGCGATCATATAATCCAATGAGTTGCCAAAATAATCAGTTCCAAAAAACTGTCTTACTTCATTAAGCGGATACTCCAAAGATGATGGTATATCGTCAAATTTTCTTGTGCAATAGACAGGAAGTCCTCTTTCATTGCATATCTTTGTAACAAGGTTGTTGATATCCTCTATTGTATCCGGGGGAAGCCCGGTCGCCTTTTGACAAGCCTCCCTGCCTTCTTTCGTTGAGAAATCATGCTTATAAAGCAACTCTCTGTCCATGAAAAAACACAGATCAATATTTTCATCTTTATAGATGGAGTCGTTGACCCCCCAAAGTTCCATTTCCGGGGGGGCTAACTCCCAACCCTCTCCCTTTGCAACAAGCCCAACCTCTTTCATAACATCCCCCTTTTTTTATGCTATTATGCAAAACTCAAAGCCGAACTTGTAACTATCTGGCCTGACGGTAAAACAACATTAACATAAGTAGCTGCTGCCGCAGTGTCCACCAAATCAATATCGAAATCGCCGTCCGCCTCTGTGATGCACTTGGCATACACGTTAGCTACATGCTCCGTTATGATTGTACCGTCTGTTCCAACCGCAAACCCGCCACTGGGCGCTGCGTCTACCGTTTGACCGGCAGAATCCGAACTTAAATAAAGATCGAATGCAACCGCTTCAGCAACAGCAGTCGAGTTATCACCCTGGTTTATCTGAACAGCTACGTTAATTGTGCTTGATGTCGCTGTAAAAGCACCTACCGTAATAGCAGCATCATAAACCTTGACCGAGGGAGCATTCAGTTTAATCCCTGTATCAGCCACCAACGTCAAATATCCGTCAGCGTCAGACTGGATATAAATAGCGCTGTCTCTAAAATGACACTTCTCATTAGTCTGGAAACCTCCCTTCACACATGCTTTCTGAATCGGGCCGCCTTCATTTATATCTATAATACCCATTGTAACCTCCTTTATTAATCTTCCTTTACTTCAAATTTTAAAGCGTTAGTCCTGTTTATTAAACATTCTGGATCCCTTGTTGAGTACAACAATGGTGACTCCGGGTACTCGTTAAGCTGATCGCATTTCTCGCAAACCAAGCCCTTCAAATCACCGCTGCTGTGCCTCTCCCGAATGGCATTGTATTGATCTCCTTTTACGATATCCTCAATCTTATTCCTGCGAGTGCATCCCACTGTTAACTTTGCGTTATAGTCAAAGCAACATACCATCATTTTCCCATCACAGTTTATCTGTAACGGCCCTGTAAACGGCCTTCCGCAAGTTTTCTTTTTCCGTTCCACCTTGCGAAAATCCTTACCGTCAGTCCAGTTGTGAGGTTTCCATATCTCAAAATAATCAACCCGGTCTTCCCAAAGCCTTGCGATTTCTTCTATTGTCTCTCCGTGCATGGGATTAATGACTGTGCTTGTCTCACATTGTCCATTAAAAAGTGTTTTATTTAACTCAAGAAAATTAATAATATTGCGAAACGTTGTACTAAAATTCAATCCCCTGTGAACTTTATTATAGGTGCCTTTTAACCCATGTACCGAGAACTGAATTCGTGATAATCCAGCTATTAAAAGAGACATGGCTAACCCACGATTTAATCGTGAAGCATTAGTGGTTATGTTGGTCTTTAGCCCGTGTGCAGTACAGCAATTCACCTTCCAGGCAATATCCCTGTCCATAAGAGATTCACCAAACCCGAACACAGAAATAATTTTCGCACCAAGATCATGCGCTTGCTCAACCAGTTTTTCAAAGTGCTGATTGTCCATAGTCATTTTAGGACGTGTGAATTTATCTCTCGGACAAATGATACAGTTTGAATTACACAATGTCGATGTTTCTATCCTAACTTCCGGGTTTAAAAGCCTCACTTGCCGTTCCCCCCTTTATATGTTTGAACAATCTCTACTATGTCATCAACAGATTTCCTGTAAATATCAATGATTTCATCATAATAATGCTTTAACACAGGCAAGAACATATGATGAAACAAGTCTCCCCATTCCGGGCTGTACGCCAGCAGAACCTTTCTTCCTGTCAGAGCGAACGGATTAATGTGTTGCCCGCTTAATACGATACTGACATCACATTGCTTCGGTTCGTTGTTCAACTCAATCCCTTTTTTATTGAGTGCCCTTACAAGATGCTGCCACCCCTCAAAAGACGAATTATTTAAGAATACCTCAACACTTTGCATGAATCAGCAAACCATCCCCCCATGTTTGTGAAATCATTTTATTACCTGCAACCAATGCCAGCTTTGGAGCAAACTGAGCATTTACTATTTCAAACCTGAGTTCCTTAAACAACTCATACCACCACGGCAGTTCATGCAAGTTTATATGAGTATTGTATGGTGGATCAGGTCTGTCCGCTATCGTGAACAAGACCTCCCGTGACACCCTTTTGGCTTCCTTTAAAATAGGCTTCGATAATTCTTCCGGGACATGTTCTAAAACTTCACAGCAAATCAAGATATCAAACTCTTCGTCTTCAAATGGCAAGTCCTGAGCAAAAGCTGTTACCTGTCTGTCTTTTAATAATTCGATCTCTGGATGATACAACTCTACTGAATAACAATCATGCCCCTCAATCAAATACTTAACGACCTCATACCCATTGCCAGCACCGATGCAGAGTATTTTTTTCTTGATATTTTCTGATCTCCAAAACTGAGTGAGATGTGTTGCAATCCGTAACCCACGACTCACAAAAGGGCTTCCGTAAGTGAAGTTCTTGTAAATGCCCGTATCTGAGTACAACTCCGTTAGATAATCGTCTGTAACGGAGTTAAAGACTTCCATATTTTCCCTCTATCAAATTTATCCTGATCAATTTCCTTCCCTAAGAAATCCGATATTTTTGCGAAAGTTTTTTTGGTGTTATTCACAAGATCATGATGCCAAACTTCGATATGATTAACCATCGGCATTACCCGTTCCAGTTCTGCCTCTTGTTGCTCCGCTATTTCCAATGCCCTCTTAACAGTTAGCAAACCCCTGTATCCTCTCGGCACACCCTTAAGGGCAGGAACCTTAAACCTGACAAGCGACTTTGCCGCTTCCATCAAATTTCGCCTTGTCCATACATATTTAGCGTTTTTAAAAGATTTGTACCTGTTTATCCATGCTTCAAGAGCGAATTGGCACATCGGGTCTTTAACCACTTTTAGTTTCTGGTAAGAAAAAACCTTCATTGCTTCTTCCATTAAAGCTATAAGGTATTCATCAAGAGGTTTTTCCGTTATAGCAAAATCCGTGCCATACAAGATATCACCATGCCCAATATCATGGGGAGTCCCTGGTTGCAGTGCTTTAGCGCCCAGATGTTTAGCAATAAGGTAATTAACAATCCTCCAGCTTTGATGTTCAGAAGGTGGCGTTCCTAATAAACGAGCTGAGAATAACTCCCGAAATCCGTTTGTGCCTCTAATACATTGGAAAAGGATGGTTGTGCCTGTCCTGGCAAGCCCCGGCAAAACAACTAAATCTAACTCATCCTTTCTGTCGGCTACTCTTGCAAGGCACTTATTAACATAATCGACATTATATACGGCTAAAGGCATAATTTTCAATTATGACGCATCAGGCAGTTTAGGGAAAATAAGTCTTTTCTTTTTAACCTGCTTCCCTCTTGCCTGCATCCCCTTTCGTATGATCTCATTGAATTTTTTCTCGCATTCAGGGCATATGACCCTATTCTCTCCTGTGTAAATCAAAATAGATTGCTTACAATGCTTACAAATCCCGTTGTCCATTTTTTAATACCCCTTTCTATCAGACCCGTAGGATTCCTGTACGGCACCGTATGTATCCCCTATGGGCTTGTTGCTATGGTGTCCGTAATTAGAAACAAAATTCTTCCTGAACGGATTTACAAAAGGCTGCTCTGGTTGGTGATTCTTGCAATATCCATTCTTTCTGGCAAAATTATAACACCCTCGTGTGCTGCACTGTCTGGTTTTTTCGCCCCTTGGCATAATAAGTTAGCCTCCAAAAATTCATTTACTGCCTGCATTAACGTTCTGGTTCTCCAATAGCTCGGTACAACCTCGTCAAGTAAATACCAGTTTTCAGACTTCGGCATTTCCAGAAGGTTGTGTGAACGAGCCATCACGCCACAAATACCTCCCTCCGTGCAATTATAGTAAAAAAACGGCAGTTCCGAGGTTGACCATGCAATCACGTGAGTTTCAATCCATGTTTTATAGATAAACAACTGCCTGGATGTTCCCATTACCTTGAAGTTAACGATCTGTCTTCCTTCACATAAAGGGCTCTCGTGCATCTCATATCCCATCCACGCGAACTCGTCTTTCGCTTCATCCACCCTTGATATGTTGGTTGAGTAATCTTTATCGGCATAAAAAAACTTTCGTCTTTTGTCTATATCCTTATCGTGTGAGAAACTGAGATCATTCCCAAGCGCAAAGAAGACCCTTGAATGAAAAATCTTTAATGCCAGCATGAAACAAGCGTTCCCTATGTTCCCTCCCTGACCTACAGAGTGAATCTCCCCGTTCTCACCCGTCTCCTTTTCAAATATCTTCAAATACTTCGGGCTGTGGGGAATATAAAAGCATACATGTCGGCCCTGCTTTGTCCAATCTTTTACAATCTTATGATCAGCGTACATGGTCGCTAAAAGGATCGCCCGTTTGCCTAACTTCGGGATATCAGTACAAAGCTGATCGTATACGTGACCGCCACCATCGCCCAGCATTACAAAATGAGGGAAGATCCCCATCTTTAACAATGGCTTGAACTGGTGGTTCGATGCTACAATAATGAACGGCTGGTCTTTTATCTTAAACTGGACATTGAAGTCATAAAGCTTCTTTAAGTCTTTTTTATTCTTATCAAAACTTGGCCCTGCACCGACAAATACAGTCGCCTTCCCTTTACCGAAACCAAGAAACGGCTTTGTTACAGACCCGTGTTCAGGATATATGTGTTTCAGGTTTGCCCTGAAGTTCTTTTCCCACTTCTCAGACATCCTGTCTCCGGTCATCTTGCCAGAGGCTTCGACATACTCCCACATCCCCCTTGGTATAATCCTTTCAAGATCTTTATTATCGCTTATAAGTTCATCAAAGCTTGGATTCTTCATACTCCCCTTAAATTTAGGGAGGGGGAAAGGGGGACCCCCTCCCCTGTTACCCGGCCAGGCAAATCAGCATTTAACTTGCCCTCCCCCTCAGGATGTTAACGTTAGTGGCATTTACTCGCTAATTTTGCCCTAAGATACTCAATTCCATTTTGTGCCTTATCTTTCTTTATAATTAAATAAGGTTCTACCGTTTCTAATATCTCTAAAACATCATTCACGGCAGTAGCTCTAAATATATATACCTGTTTATGATGTTCCCTATCACCTCGTCTTTGGCGATAAGAACCTCCCCTATCTAATTTTTTCAACCAATCAAATAAAGGAACATCAGTTGTTGTGATGGTTATACACCACGATCCCAAAGAGTTTTTTGTGCCATCGTGGATACACCCTTCGCCATCAATAATGCCAGCAAGATAGGCAATTTCAGTGTCTTGCCAGTTTTCCAAACCTAATCTGACTGGTGTATAAGTTGTCGCATAACCCATTTTGCTCGCTTTTATATAACATCCCCATTTTCCATGCCTATCAATAAGATGGTGCGGGATATTAAGCTCATGGGCAATCCGATTGTCATAACATTCTTCTAATTCTACTAACTCTGGTTCTGTCCATCTATTTCTCATGACTACCTCCAGTTGGTGTAGGGGGAAAGCACTGGAGTACTCCCCCCGTTCACCGCAGTCAGGATATAGAGTCCCAACATCGTTGTGTTATATACCCCAAAAAGATACATAACCCATTGATATTATTACATTAACTGAGATCCATGAACATTCCGTGCCAACCTTTATTGTAACCACGCATAATCATGGTGAACTCACTGATCAACTGCCATCTATCATAATCACCAACTTTTGCCAGTTTTTCTACAATCAGTTTACGGTTTTTCTTGGCTTTCAATGCAATATTGCTTGTATCAAGCACAAAGCCGAGGTTCACTGGAAATTTACGCATTGGAACAAGCTGGATCTCGATACCAACATCTGTCAAATACTTCGTGATCCAAAGCCCGCCCATTCGTGCATCAGGCTCGGTACGAACCTTGTTCTTGTCAAAGTCTGTAAATTTCCTGATCTGCTTTTTTTCCGCCACAAACACATCAGGCGTTCCACCATTATCCCAACATTCCGCCACCAAATCATTAAAGGTCGATTCGGTAAGAGTTGTAGTAGTTGCATCAACCCAGGAATGAGCGCTGTAGTCGTCCAGAAAATCATGAGCACCGGTCATAAAACTTGCGATCGTGCTTGTTCTCGCCTGGTTTTTGGACATCAGGACTGCTCTTTCTCTCTCAAACTGCATCTCAAGAAGTCTCATCGCAAGTTGATGATTAGGCTCAGTATCAATGGCGTGCATATCCGTATTCGCCATAGAACCCGATATCTTGATATCTTTCCGCAGAATAGAGAAAATATTACTTAAAACAACCCTTTGTCTGGTTGTATCCGGGAACGGGTCACTCGCTTCATTAGCATAGTGCCCAACAACGTACAGTTTGGAACTCGCCTCGATTGCTTCACCCGGTCCGGCCAGCATAGAAATACCAACCGTACCTGCTGACGTACTACCGACCGTAGTCACAACATAAAAGCACTCGCCAGAAGCATTACCGGAAAGATTAACGTATAATAGTGTACCCGCCTGAACCTGTTTAATTGTCTCCGAAGTTGTAAGCCCTGTACCACTTGTGGTGCAAGTAAACTCAGCCGCACCGGACGCAATCGCAGCACTTGTCTGAACATACCCGAATCCAAGATGTTCAGAGATCCATTCGACCTGTAAAGCGCCCGAATCATCTTCCCACTTTATTTTATTCAACAAGGGAGTATCACGATGCGCCCATTGTTCCAACAGTTGAGAAACATCAAGCTTATCAGTTCCACTACCAATCAACTTTGAATGGTAAGAACCACTTGCTACTGCATGCTCTGTTATTGCCATTTTCTCCTCCTAATCTATTTAAAGATCGTAGAGTCAGAAGGTAGTAAGGTCTTAACTAATTTCAAAATATCCTGATCTGTTCCCTGCCAATTCGTACGATCTGTCATCCTTTTAACTTTCGTTGTCATTTCATCTTCTTCCGTTGGCAGTGCTATTGATTGTGTATTACCAGATTCTACATGTGGCGGTGTTACACCCTTTGAGGTTAAACCTATAATAATGTCCTTTGACTGCTTAAGGGACTCACGCATAACAGTGTTGACTAACTTTTGGTATTCGCTCCCTGCGGTCGTTTGACCAGCCGCAATCAACCCTTGTACTTTAGGGGAAGTTATGTGCTTTTCAAAGATGTCCTTAACAAGCCCGTAGTCATCATCTGACTCTATCGCTGCAAGCTCTCCATAATACCTCTGTTGAGCCTCAGTCTGTTTCTTGTTCAGCTTGCCTACAAAATTTTCAAGCCTCTGGTCAATGAGTGCCCCCAGATCAACACTCTCTCCATATTCCGTATCTGTCGATTGTGTTTGGATCTGATTTTTGAGTGCTTCCTGTAATTCAGCGTTTTGCCTCCTTATCTCGCCCATTTGTCTGGCAATGTTACCTGATTCTCTTGATGCGGTAGCAATACCATCGATCCTTTCAGGGGTATCAATTCCTAAACTCTCCAATTTTGCCAATAAATCCTTCGCCATGTCCTCTGGTTTAGGTTCCTTCGGTGTCGGTTCCTCTACAGTCGGTTCCTCTGTCTGCTTCTCTGCCATCTCACTTCTCCTTACGGTTGCTTCCTTTTAAGGTCGCTCCCATCTTTTTGTTGTGCCGAACAATATCGGCATGTTTTTCGGCGCCCTTCAACGGGTTCAGTAGAAAGTCGATTATCTCCTTTGCTACATACAACCCACGTTGTTGAGCATCCTTTTCCTGCATATCAAGCTTCGTAAATTCTTTACTAAGCATATATTCTGATAGTTTGTTCGCTATCTCTATAATAAATCCCTGGTGGACTACCCACCCATCGGTTTTCCGCATGGCATCATATTTCAAATATGCATTGCGGTTTTCTTCGCTTTGCAGAATCTTTATAGATAATTGCCGTAATATTTTAGTTATCATAGACTGACTATTTATCTTAACAACCCCTTTGCAACATCCCTCATGGCACTTCTGCCCGCTTCCTTCTCAGATAACTTATCCTGCATCTGCGCCTCAAGCATCTTAGCCTGGACGGCTTGCTGTACTGACTGCTGCTGTTCCTGTAAAACCTGCTGGGGTGATTTTAAATATTTGTCCGAGTCATGGAAATCCATCAACTCCATGATAGCTTTCATAAATTCATGATGCTGCAGGTAAGGTGAATCCTGCCACATTTGAGCATACTGAACCAACTGTTGTGCCCTGAACTGCTTGCCCATGGCAGGTTCCATAGACGTGTACCTTGCGGTAAAATCATAATTAGGGTGGACATCCCCCGCAAACATCGGGGTAAACTGCTGCCCCTGATTGGTCGTGATCCGGGTTTCGAACTTATCCGGTAAATGCCACGTGTTCAACAGCATCATGTGTTTTAACATCGGCTGAAATCCCTGATAATCCATCCCCATTAAAAGCAGTTTAGTTCTTGCTTCGCCCATCGCTTGAAGCGAATACATTGTTCCAGGCGCTTCTTGCCGGGTGGGAGTCGCCCCCATTCCGTAGCGGTGCATTCCTGAAATATCTTCAATCGTACTTTTAAAAAACTCTTCCTGCTCCCTAAACACACTACTCTGAGTATCAGGCACCACTAACGGCTGAACCGTCGGTCTCCCGTTTTCCATGCCGCCAGGGACAAGACCATAAGGTTTCCAGATAAGAGATTCAGGCGGAATATCAGAATCTTCCTCGACCAAGAGCATGGAGTTAACCGACATAAGAGCATTCTGATAACGAGTGTTGGCAAGCGTGTCATACTGTTCCTGGATGGTTTTCCCAAGCCGGATAATGCCCATGTCCCAGAATAATTCCGGGTGCATGTACGCGCCAATAGCGAAAAAAGGCTTCTTACCATACGTATTTTTTTGGAGCAATAAAAGCGATTTGTAGTTTCCTATATGGACAATCGCCTCGCTTTCCTTCCCCTTTATTTTAACACCACTTCCGACCTCATAGGGGACATCATCTTCAGGGAAGATGTACCTTCCATACCCCTCGATAACATCAACTTCAGGGGAAAGTCGTTCATCCTCCATACTGGCGATATCAGTGTATCCCTCTATACCAAGGCTTTTTACATATGCCTCTACACTATCATCCTCGTATTGCGTACCGGAGGTTGATTTACCGGAACTGCTTGAATATCCTAAATCCTTTATGTTCCTATAAACACCCTCTCGTTGTTTCTGCTTCAAGTATTCAACCGTTCTACGATACACACAAAACACAAACGGCATCTGTTGTATGTTTTTATAATGGGGGTGGGGAACGAACAACTTGTTATGTAAAACCTCGGCATAGGGCGCATCATAAACGACCTGAGAGTCCTGGACAAGCGTTGAACGAGTATCTATCCCCACCATTCGGCCGTTTTCAAACATTGGAACCGGGATCGTTATCCTGCGTGGGGAAATGCGTTCTTCTTTACGCCAATATACCTTTGCGATACCCTTTCCCCATGACAGGGCATTACACATCCACTGGAAATTAAACAGATAACTGCTTCCATCAGCGTCTATATCATTCAGGGTTTCAAGCTGGTAATTCAGCAGACCTTGAACCCTCGGCGCTCTTTCCACATCATCTCTTGAACGGGGTCTTACGCTGACAAGATCGTGAGTACCGCCCTGGTACAACTGCTCCAGCATCCGAGACAACATGGTCATTATGCGAGGGAGCAATTGGGGGAATGTCATGTTGTACGCAAGGGGGTACTCACTCTCGTTCCGATATCCAGTATAGTACTCAAGATCGTCATCATACTGTTCACGATAACTTTGGTTCAAGTCCCATTGATGCTTATAAGCTTTTAAAAAAAACTTAAGTGCCTCTTCTTCTTTAATATTCATCCATTGTTTCCTCTAGGAGTTTTGACTCGGCTCAGTACTTTCGGTGCTTATTTCTGCCAAACTTTTTTTCAACTCCCCCCTCGCCTCTCTAATCAATACTTCCATTTGTCTGGTAAACTTAGTTCTTAAGCCTTCCGCAAAAGCGACCAATTTCTCTTCTTTTTTCTTGCATCCCAGACATATAACCTCCGGCGGAAGATCTTTTAATTGTTTTGTTGAGACGTTCCTCATAAAACTTCCGCACCTATCGCAATGTAAATTAAGTCCCATTCCTTTACCCCCTATTTTATGTAAATATATAAAGTGCCTGAATCCATATCATCACAGTAGAGGTCAGGCACCTGTGACACAATCGGAAACACCTGGCTCTCATCATCCGTCTCGCACCGTAACGCAGCTATCTCTCCACCATCTTTATTTTTCAGTGTTAACAAATGGCCTTCCGTACTCGGCTTAAGCCAATAGATAAATTTAACATACGATTTTTTTGTAATGATAGCCTCGGCTGAACTTGTCGTGCCTGTCACCTTTATTGGATTTCCTTCTTTGCTAACTGTTAAAGCCATTCTTCCTCCCTGAACAACACGAGCCAGGCAGCTCCGACTTTCCCGATCCATGAACCGACAGACACTGCCGCCACAGCCAAAGATATCCCGCTGTACATCCAACCAGCCGCCAATCGTTCACTTGCAGAAACACCCGAAGTACCGGGGTATACCCATCCCCGTGCCGACATTAAAACACTGTCTGCGGAACTGCGTTTTAAGGCTGAATCAATCGCCATTATGGGCCACTCCCGAACTCGCCTCGTGTGAAGGTCGTACCGTCATCACTAATAGTTGATTTATGATCAACCGTGTCAGCCGCATCATTATAGACACTTATCTGTGTCGAGGTTGTCAGGACTTTGTTTCTAAGAAACTTGTATATATAATTAATTTTATCTTTCATGCTTGCCGAAACAGGCGGTGCACCCTGCGCGGGTTCTCCGGCCGCATCGGTGAGGGTATCCAGGTCTGTCTGGGCCGTAGTTAGTGCAGAGGCGGTAGCGACATTTGCCGTTATCCTCGCCATCTCAGTATCATACTCTGAGGCAGGCGCCCTGCTTGTCATATTAGCATCCAGCCGGGTCGAGTTGGTATCAATCTCCTGCCGAATCTCAACCGCTGTGGGCGCAACGCCAGCCGCATCAGGCACGACCTTATTCGGAGCATAATTAGGCTGTGAAGTAGCCAGTGTGGCGCCATCTGTACCTGTTAATGTATCAAGATCACTCTGGGCTGTGGCTAATGCAGTTGCAGTAGCTGCACTATCAGTACCTCGCATATCGGTATTTGTTGTACAGGTGGGGACTGTAATATTGGTGAGAGTGGTTGCTGCCTCAGCCGCCTTAATGTTATTAAAATCAAGGCCCGCTTCACCAGTTGCAGCAACATCAAGCGCATTTGCAGGAGTCGTGGAACGTACCAGTTTAGCATTCCCGTAATCTACATGGTTCACTATCGCGTAACTATCCCCTGTCTGGTTAGTGTGTCCTGTCACGCTCCCCACCGAGCCAGACAAGTTCCCGGTGATGTTACCAGTAATGTCCATTGTCTGATTAGGTAGATTGATATTAGTCAACCCGGCTCCAGCTACCCCTATTTCAGCCGTATCCACTAAAACAGCAGCAACATCAGAAGCTATTTTAGCAAGACCGCTTGTTCCATCATCGATTAAATCAGTATCATCAAGAATGGCGTTTATGTCTGCTCCATTATCATTAGCTGTCTGGCTCGTGCCGGATACCTGGATCGTATCCACTTGTAAATAATCGGTTGTGGCAGCAGCAAAAAGAGAGTCGTACACATTAGCACTCACTACCTCAAAATCGCACCTTACAGGAAGACAATCACTGTCATCCTGTACAATAATTGTTAACATACCCTCTGTATCGGTATCAGCCGTTGTGAGCGTAAGAGAGTAATATCCTCTACAACTTGTAACCGCTGCCCATGTTCTGGCTGAGATATCCACCACGGCAGTAGACCCGTGCTTTATTAATTCAGCCTCATCACCACTTAAAGTAATATCTGTTTGCGGCGTGAAACCGTCCCCCACATCCACAAAAGGGCCTACCGTAACAATAACACTTGTGTCCGCTTTTAAATATCCACAAAGACTCATCTAATACCTCATTAACATCATTATAAATGGTAACCTCTATATCTGGTGCATATAATGGTGCATTGCAATCGGAATTGAAAGCCCCCCTACTACTTCTCCCACCCGTGCAGAATAATCCCCGTGCTCGATGCCCCAAGGGGAAGTGTCAACCCCGTCTACCAACAAACTCGTTTTTATGGTTGCACTGAACTGGCCGGACTGAAGATATAACTTATCGGCTTCACTGCCACTCCACGGGGTGTTTGTGCCGTCATAAGAAATGCCAACCGCATAAATATCAACACCGCTTATATCCAAGCTCGTTTTTAGCGTGGCACTAAATTGGCCTGACTGGAGGAATAACTTTGAGTCATTATAAGCACACCACGGAGTATTCGTACCATCCCAAGAGATACCATGAGAGGCATTGTCAATTGCACCTATCGCAAGGCTCGTTTTCAGAGTAGAGCTGAACTGGCCTGACTGAAGGTATAGTTTATCATCAGTCATGCCACTCCACGGAGTATTCGTGCCATCACAAGAAATGTCCGAAGGATATGTATCAATTCCACCAACAGCTAAACTGGTTTTCAGGGTGGCACTAAACTGACCGGATTGGAGATATAATTTATCAGCTTCATCTCCGACCCATGGAGTGTTTGTCCCATCCCAAGCGATACCACTTGTGGCAGCATCAACTCCGCCTACCGCCAGACTGGTTTTAAGGGTAACACTAAACTGACCGGATTGGAGGTAGAGTTTGTCAGCTTCGTTTCCGCACCACAGAGTATCTGCCATTATTCGTATAAATTCCTGTAAGCATTAGAGATTTCAATCAAACTGTTTTCTGAAAAATGGTCACATGGGTAGCCAAAATGAGCGTGTATTTCAAAACCATTATCTCTTAGTCTTTCACAAAAACTAATATCGTTCCCTTTATTTACTGTTCCATCTTGATTTAACTTTCTTTCAAACGGGGCTTTTCGCATGTTTTCATTTTCAAACACTCTTCGAGCAATCAAGAAACAACCTGTTCCTATTGCCGATACTTTTTGTAGCCCCCTCTTTTCCGGGTACTCCCTGTAAGCATCAACTTTTTTATCATAAGCATACACGTTTTCATAAATCGGCCTGTCACCTTTTCTCTGGTTTTTCCCCTCGTAGTGCCATATAGGGGTAGGTAAACCGATTATGTCTTTATCCAGCTCAATCAAATCCAAAGGGTTTTTTAATGGCGGATTATCAGCATCAATATTTAACCAGAAATCGTAATTACCAGCCATGAAATCATTAACAATGTGATGCAGATTGTTTTCATAAGGTTTATGAGACGGCATTATAATGTTCAATCTGTATCTGCCGTCCTGCTGAAGAAGCAGTACCTTATGAACAACATGTTTATGCAACCAATGTTGATTTGGCAACGAGACTAAGATTGATTTCATTTCTTTATTGTTATCTTTTTGCTATCTTTGAAATCCACCCAGTATTTTTCATCGTTTTTCTTAATCCCTGTTTCGTTATCTGCCGGGTCAAGAGCTTTTGCTATTTTTGTTTTTAAATTGGTAACATCTAACCCTAATTTTTCTCTTAAGTCTAATTCTATCTGTAACCCTTTCAGTACATCAATATTTATTTTGTTTTCTGACAGATGTACTCTTGCCTTGTTGTTATAAAAATCTTCGAATTCCACTTCTGTTAGCTTCGTAATTAAAGAGGGATATGCCGCAATCGCCTCATCCGCAAACTTTTTAGTACATAAAAGACAACCCCATTGCATACCCTGGGGGCTGTCAACCCCTTCATCTTGATGTCCACAGGATTTATCATAAATCCATCCCTGGGGAGCATGTTTACGCACTTCGCTGTCCGCGTTAATAATAGGAAGTTTCGTCCAATCTGGATGATCAGCATGACCGTTAGGCCGCAAACCTATTTTTACTTTAATCGGTACCAATTCCATTCTACATCCTCCGCCCGTAATTTAACATATTAGGCATATAAAGCTTATCAAACTTACCCCCTATTGAGGTGAGCGGATACTTGGCGTATCGACCGCTTTTACCCATGTTTTTCTTGTGTTTACGGCTTTTATTCTGCATGATGTACTTTAAACACACGCAATAATCCGAAAAGGTCGGATCCGGTTTCGCCGTACCATCCCCCTGCGGCACATTATAATGATTCTTCATGTTATGGATAAGGGTCTTGCAGGACTCCACAATAAACAGCCTCGGATGTTCAAGGTTCTTCGGGCCTTTCCCTCTCAGGAAATCGTTCATGATGGAATACCCGACATACGGGTCACGGTTCCACCCCTCAGTCAACCGGATACCACTGTGCCTGAACTCGTTCCATGGTGTGAAACCCGTGATAAGCGCATTATTCTTATCCTTCATCTTGGGATCACCCCATCGCTTGATACGAACGTTCCGCCACCCTTCAAGCTCCCGGATAGCAATTGACGTATCAGAAATAGTCATCCCCTTGCCGGCTAACGGCGACAACTCGTTGAAGACCACGACATCACCCTTGTTCGGCCCCGCCATGTACTCATACAGCCAGACCACTGAAGGAGATTTACTGCCATGCCAATCAAGCGCCATCTCGAAACTGACATCACCATCGTACCACGGGATTTCAATATCGTAAGGCAGGAGATTCCCCTTCCTGGCCTTCGGGTTCCATAACTGATCCTGAAAATCAGGGAAGATAAGCTCACCCCAGGTAGGATAATCACCGTATAACTGTATCCTTAACTGCTCCTCCGACTTGCCCTTCGAGAACCATTCAATAAACTCAGGCGTGACAGCCGGGTTATCGTAGACGGAGGCCCTGACAACAAACGTATCAGGCGCTTCCCCACGCTCAAAAGGATCAACCAGCTTGAACTTCGTCCAGGTTGGTCCTTTGTTTTTTGTGCTATCATCAAACGGAGGTGTGAAAGCATGTAATATCCTGCCACCACCCTTCGCAGTACGTAATCCACGCTTGGATTCATCATAAACCTGGTATTCCGGTTCTTCATCACACACCAGAATATCAAAGTTCGTGCCTGAATGCTGTTTCTTTTTCTGTTCGGAAGTTTGGAAAAAAAGATAGGAGCCGTTTTGATACTCAAGGGTCTTATCATCCCTCGAAGGCCACTTCTTTATTAAAGTAGGGCTTTCCTGTAACAATGGGCCTATAGTGGTTTCCTCGCCATCCAAGACTATCATCTTAGACCTGAGACAGGTATCAGTGAAGATCTTGCCATATCCATGTTCAAAATCATTCATCAAAACCTTTATCGCTAATGGGGGAGCACCCACACGATCTTGATAAGGATGAATCCCTAATGCCAGAGCATTCGCGTTCCAATATAAAATATGAGACTTGCCGGAACCATTACCTCCCACAAAAACTATATCCTTGTGAGAACCAACCTTCTCAGTAAATATATTCTGCTTTTTATAATGATACTTCTGCCACTGTATCATCGGAAGCCAGTCTTTCGGTATCCCAGAAACTTCATTCATTACAATGACTCCATGGCAACAATTAAAACATTAAATTTAAACAAAAATCAACCCGTAAGAAAAGACATTAATGGGCTATGGTGGTTTAAACTTTCTATTAAAAACCTTTATTAGGACCACTAGGCATTGTCAGGACTATCATGCAATCAACCGAAACACTTGTTTTGACCATAATAATAAAAGATGATTATTATGACTGGAGCCTGTCTCGGCTAGCTCCATCATCCTTACCCTCTAGAGATATACCTAATTAGAAATCAGGATTTAAGAATAAGGACACTTTTAAAAAAAAGATTCCTGTTTTGCCTGTTACCCCTGGGCTTACTGCCCCTGCCAGGGCGATCAGAGTGCCGGGTAGATCAGCACTCCTAGTGGTTTAAAAGTTAAACCTGTGAATACTATTTTTAGCTGTATACTATATTTTAAAAATTGTCAAGAAAAAAAAATAAATCCGGTTTTTTTGTCTAAAAAATGTGAGGAGGTTTATATATATACTATTAGACCCCCGAACCTCCTACCCCCCCCTCTTTTTCGCTGAGGAACCTTCTTTTCATCCACGCTTGATATCGGCTTTTACAATACCAACTATCGGCTTTTACAATACCAAACGAGGAACATACCTATTATATAGGAACTAACCAGGGATAACCTAATCTGACACCAGCTTAGTATCGAGGTCAGCCCTAAGAATAGCTTGAATCTGACCGATATTGACAGTCTGGTGTTTAACCTCTTGGGTATCGGGTTTTAAAATACCAGCTATCAGTTTTTTCGATTTGATGGTGTCTTTGAATTTAGGTAATATATTAATTAAACTTTCCGGGTCATCCACACCTTTCTTCAGCGCCACCTTAAGCGCCTTCGTCTCCAACTGGTAGATCAACGGCAAGTCCATCAGATCATGAGTAATAGCATAATCCCTCATCTTAGTACGGAAGCCCTTCCCCTGCATGGTCTGATATAGGGATGATATTCGATACGACTCACTGTAACCTGCCTGCTTGGCCGCATCCTGGACTGGCATCCCCAAGTACAAGTTTTCAATGAAGGCATCCATCTTGGTTTTTAGTTCATCAACCTCAATCACATCTGTTTTATTATCCATAATAATCCCATACACTATCTATTATAATATGTCAACCATAAAAACGGTACAATATTTTGTACTTTGGGGCTTTTTGGTACAATATTTTGTACTGGTCTAATAATGTGATATAATTATAGTTTTGAGGGAAAGTGTTATTTTGGTTAAAAACGGGTACAATATGTTGTACTTTCAGCGGTTATTTAGGTTGAACGCTACCGATCCTATTAGGCTATAACCTGTTGATATTAATGCGGAATAAATAAATTATGCTGAAAAGCGGTTTATGGTATGGGACTTGCTACATCATTAGGTAACTGAGACGGAATTAACCGTCTTATAATAAAGGAGGAGGGTAAGCCATGAAAATCAAAATGATCAAAAGCATCATCCAGCACTACGGCAACCCATTACACGTGTATTGTCGTCTGATTGATTGTGGTTTTCCCTGTCGTGATGCTAAATGATTAGCGTGTGTGTGGGAAAAGTATTTTGAGAGGGTAATTTATTAATAAACCATAATAAAGGAGAGATAAAAATGGAATACACAGTAAAAAACAAGCACGGCGAGATCATATCGATCCACAAAAACCTTGGACTCGCTAACTCTAAATTAAGGGAAATAGATACTGTCCAGCACAGCCTATATACGACTGATGTAGATTGGCTGACAGGACACGAGGAAGCTCACCAGGGATATAACCACACAGTACAGCCGAAGGAGGGATTATCATGATTTCAGATGAACTTTATGATGCAATTGAAAAAATGAAATATGAAAAAAATGGAATGCCGAAAGGTCTTACATCAACGAATTGGATACACTTACAGGATGCTGTTGATCAAGGGACAGTATCTCCAATGGAAGCATATGATGCTGTACAATTAGGCTACCTTCCTGAGCATCTAAAGGTAAGGGAATCAAGGTATCAACATTTGATATAATTAGTCGTTAACTTTAAAA